CAACCACAGTTCAGATCTAGCACCCCGTCGTACCTTCTCATGGCTATTGTTATGAGTGGAGATGGAATGTCGTGGCTCATCCGCAACCTCCGCGGATGGGTCGCCAATGCATCGGTATCCTGCGTGCAGGAATCGATGTCAGAAGACGCCGTGACCTTTAGAATTCAAGGGTTGCGGTGCACCACCTGGACTTACCTCTACAAAGAGGGGTTGGTCTACTCGTCGACGCGACCTCGGAACGTGGATAATTTTCGCGCTCTGATTAAGCACCTGGCGCTCAAGGCCGTTCAATCTAGGCAGATCAATGCCCAGTTTGAAGAGGACCCTGTGGTCGGGCAGATGAGGGTGGTTATAGCAGCTTTTTCGTCATTCATCCTGGGGGCTCGTGCCGAGACCCAGATGACGTCGCTGCTCGTCCGCTTCTGCGCGGAGTTCGCTTCCCACGAGCGGACTACTGCGTGGAAGACACGGCCCAGAACGTTATGGGACAACGTAGTACTGGGCCTCCGCTGTGCAATTGCGTGCGCAGCGGCAGAGGGGCTTCGTAGGCTCCTCTGTGGCAGACAGGTGATCGCCCCAACCAGGCGTTCCCAGGTATTGACCTACATCGCCACCGGCGTTTTCGCGTGCTTTTACTGGCGTCGCGAGCTGATGGTGTGGTGGGACCTGGCACCGCTGCCATTCGCCGAGGGAACAGAACTCGGCGTGTTCTCAGTGTCGGATGAAGCCATCGTCGGCGACATTACTAATACACTGAACGCAGTGACCCGGACTATACATGCAGTCCAGGCCACCCCAGCCGCTGCCGGTGACGGCGGCGGTCCCAACCCACCGGCTGGTGGGGGAGGGGCACCCGGACAAAACCCACCCAATGGAGGAGGGGGCGGTCCGGTGCCCCCTGCTGCGGGCAACCCTGCGGCAGCGCCTGCGGCAGCACCCGCGGGCAACCCCCGACCAGCAGCCCCGCAAGCAGTCCAGCGGCCGCAACCGGCCGCCGCTGGCGCCCCTGGCGCAGTAGTCAGGGGGCGGGGTGGTGGGCGAGCTGGGCGCGGTGGGCGCGGTGCGGGGCGCGGACGCCCCCCACGACCCAACCCAGTCTTGGTCCCTGTAGGGGCCGGCCCTGTGCCGGTCCCTGCTGCGGGTGCTCCAGCAGTACCTGCGGGACCCCGTCCATGGATCGCGAGAGGTCGGGGCGGCGCACGAGCGCGCGGCCCCGGCGGTATGGACGGTAACCGGCCCGTGGCTGGCCGGGCGATGACTGCGTTGGAACGCGCCCGCCGAGGCGGGCCGCTGGCGCCTCCAGAGGAGGCGCCGGCGGGACCCGGGACCATGTCCTCGGACCTCATCTATGCGTATGCTCGCATCTTTCGAATGACTGATGTTGTCATATCGGAACCTGCTGGAGTAGCGGTGGAAGATGAGTCCAAGGGCCCCGACTCAGACGAAGAGTCGTTGGTCCCCTCCGTGAGTGCCGACCCCATGATGGGAAGGGGCAAGCGCGCTAGGCTTGAGGAAGAGTTGCCTCCCGTGATGAGGGAGAGCCCACCTCTGGCGCTCACGGAAGAGCCCCCTGATTTGGGGGCTGGGTGCGGGGTCGTCAATGGACTCGACGAGCTTGAGCTTGGGGTAGCCGCGTTGTCTCTTCAGGAGGAAGAGAATTACGCCCCCCCTGACTCGCCGTATGAGAATTGGACGAGCCCACCGCCTAAGGACGACCTGGTTGGCGTTCATGACGACCCGAGGGAGTATGTGTCTGACTCCCCATTGTACCACCCACGTTCACCATCTCCGCCGCTTTTGCAGGCAGAGTCTGTGGACGCTGCGGAGCACCGCGCTACTCGTGCTGTTGTAGAAGCGCGTGTGTTCTCTAATTGGGCGTTGCAAACGGGTCCTCGTGATTACGTCAACCCGGTAACGGCACCCCCGTTAGACCCCTACCGCAAGGCTAAGCAGTCGCGGTTCCACAAGAAGGGTTTCAGTGAGTTGTTCATACACGATATCCCTGCGACCTTTATGGAACCCGACCCTGCTAACCCCCGGAAGCTGATCTTTAGATCTGATCTGCCTTTCCGGCGCAGTTGGGCCGAGGCTTACACCACGCCTTGGGACTACTACCGCTATTTGGACGATGCGGCGGAAGCTGTCGAAGCTGGGGTCACCCTGCCACTTGTGGCTTGGGAAGTGCCACGCACTTTGAAGCGTGCTGAGAGCTTGATGCAGCTTGCCTGGTCTGGCCCCCTCTTGGATGAGGTGGTGTCGAACATGGGGTTCATTAAGGAGTATGGCGTACCAGTCGCCTACTCCCGACCCCCGTTCCGCCACCCTGTCGAGGGGCGTCCGGCTGAGGCGCTGTTGCGGCTCCCGGGGTTACAGACAACACTGGCCCCGGCACCACTTCCCAAACACGAGGCCGCTATAAGCGACCCAGAGGGGGCGTATCGCATCACCCCCCTCTCCCGGGCACCACTGAGTGACAAAGATTCCCAGTGGTATGTGATTGGACCGTTGTGCTTGTCAGTCGTACCTGGCATGTTCGCAAAGTCCAAGTTGAATGAGCAGGTGGCCTTATGCAACAGGCACCTTGCCCGTCAAAACACGCCCGAAGAGGTTGCCCGGTGGAAGACCACTGTGTGCCCCACGTTCGAAGAGTTGTGTGACTTCGAGAACTGGGAGGACGCAGCGGCAACCACTGCGGCTTATGCCCTCGCTGGTCAAATCGTTCCACATTATCGGGAGTGGACGATGCACCAGTGGTTGGACACGCTTGATGCTGAGCGGCGGGCTGGGGTAGAGAAGTACCTCCGCGAGCAGGACCGGCCACGCCCGGTCCCGAGCTCCAAAGGCAAAACCAACAACGAGCACTATCGTAAATCTTTCTTGAAGAGGGAGATCTTGTGCCCGAAACAAAAGTTGGTTGTTAATGCCTCTGGGGCCGTGGAGGACGTGGGATTGGCTGGGTGTGCCCCCCGGCTGATCCAAGGGCTCAACAATCCGTCCTTAAACATGTTGTTGGGCCCGTTCGCCCAGGGTATATCTGAGGCATGGAAGCGCAGTTGTCGCACTGGTGCAATCCCCACGTTCGTATACGCTTGTGGGATGACCGGCGAAGAAATTGGGCGCATCCACTCCCAGTTGATGATGCAAGGCTACGAAGTCTTGGAGTCGGATTTTTCTAAGTTTGACTCCACGGTCCAAGCAGGTGCGTACCTGTTTGAGCGCTGGTTCTATGAGTACTTCCGCCCCGACAGTGAGGCGCAATGGGCTCTGAGTGAACAGCACTATACCACCGGGTTTACCACTTGGTGGCAGTACCGTGCACCCTTTGGGCGGAAGTCCGGCGACCAGAACACCACCGTCGGGAACTCAGCTGTCAATGTGGCCGCATTGTGTTATGCGATGCAGGAGCTTGGCATCCTAGAGTGGCGGTGTATTGTTATGGGGGATGATAACCTCGTCTACTACAAGTTGGGCGATGGTGGGATCGTTCCCCCGCCGGGCATTGAACATGGTGATTGGTTGTCACCCTCACCCGCAAGCGTCGCTGAAGCGATGTCAGCACACCTCATACGGTTGGGCCTTGACCCGAAAGTCATTGCCCCGAGATACCCCACCTTTTGTAGTGGGGAATTTTATCCGTTGGAGGTTCTGACCGTTGATGAGGTGAGTGGTGAAGAGCATTGGCTCGCGCAAAGCGTGTTGATGCCCAAGATCACCAGAAAATTGTGCAAGTTCGGGTGCACAGTAAACAAACCCGGACCCGGCGAGTCTCCTATGATGCGCCTTAAGGGAAATGAGTTGTCGAACCCAGCCCTTTCGGCCATCCCCATTTTGCGCGTTGTTAATGCGTATTATCGGGGATTGAGTGGTGAGGCAGTGTTCCGAGAGGAGTGGAAGGCGTATTTACCTTCTTCTCGGGCGGTTAGGGCCACGCCGGAGACTATGGAGTATGTGTGTGGTGCTTATGGCGTCACGCCTGGTGAGGTAGCTGATTTGGAGCAGTACCTCTACACACTCCTACGTGACAACCAGGGGCAGGTTTGCTTCTGGGCTCACCCTGTTTTTGAAAGCATGGTGATTTTCCGGGGCCTTTAGGGCCCCTTCGAGCCCAGCTCATGGCGTAAAACTGAGCGGGTCTGGGCCTTACCATTGTTTATAATATAGAATGGCCCAGTGCTTACCCCCCGCACTTGTTAATAATAGGGGGGGTGAAGTGAGCAGCACCGTGTTAGGTGAAGGAACTTGGTATGTTCCACTTAAACTGTACCCGCCGCATTCGTCCCATTTTAATTCTTTGAAACTGCAACCCGAGCAATCCTCATGCCTCGAAAGAGCAATCGAAGAAATCCGCCCGCACCAAAAAGACGAGCTCCTAGAGCCGCTCCTGTGCGAAAACGTGCTCCTCCTAGACGCCGCGCCCCTCGCGGGCGTGGGATCGCCTCTGGCCTTGGGTCAGCGATCGGAGCTTACGTTGCCGGCCCAACCGGCGCTGCCATCGGAGCCCACCTTGGGCAGGCTGCTTCAAGCCTGCTCAGCCGTATTACCGGCCATGGTGGGTACCGCATACAGCGCAACACGGTCCTTGCGGGCGCTGTTCCCTCCTTCCATAGTCGAGGGGACGGTGTCCGCATTTGCCACCGTGAGTTCGTGGCGAACGTCACTGGGTCCGCAGACTTCGCAAGTCAGCGGTTCCCCATCAACCCCGGGATGGCCGCAACCTTCCCATGGTTGTCCCAGCTCGCAACCAATTTCGAAGAGTACAGACTCGACGGAATAGTGTTCGAGTACCTGCCGACTTCAGGCACTGCGATATCCTCGACATCCGCTGCTCTGGGTGTGGTCGTTATGGCCACCCAGTACAACGTGAATGCGATTCCTTTCGGTGACAAGATCGAGATGGAGTCGTATGAGTACTCCAGTGCCACTGTCCCCAGCTCACCATGCCTTCATGGCGTGGAGTGCAACCGGGCCCTTAATCCGCTGTCGACGCTGTATACGCGTCATGAAGCGGTGACGGAGGACCTCCCACTTTATGATTTGGGGGTGTTCACCGTTGGGGTCCAGGGTATGCAATCGGCTTATCAAGCCGGTGAGCTTTGGGTCACTTACGACGTGACTTTCCGCAAGCCTCGCATCGACACCGGTTCCACCGGTGGTCTGCAGGCGGCGACGTATCACGCGTTCGAGATCGCAGCGTGCAGTGCAGCCCTGCCTTTCGGAACCGACATGACCGTCGGTGATGGCTCAGCAATGCTCGACTCGGTCGAGGTTGAGGCGGGGGGTGCGACAGGGATCCTGAGGTTGAAAGACCCGGGAGTGTATCAGGTGATTCTGATGTGGCGCCACACCACGGACACTTACACGGCAGCAGGATCCACTGTCGTGTTTGGTGGCAATCTGGAGTATGAGCCCTGGTCTACCGGTGATGGTACCACGC